AATCTATTCTCATCAATCAATGATGCTGCAATCATAGTGTCAACTATTTGTCCATTAATTTTTATGCCCATAGCTTTGATCCAACAGACATCGTACATTGCATTATGAAATATTTTTATAGCATCTGATTCACAAACATCTTTGAACCACTCTAAAGTTTTTTTACGATCCATGTTTGGCCCTGATCCGTGAGCAATTGGAAAATAAAATTTTCTACCAGGTACAGCAACCGCAATACCTACGACTTCACCATTACCAATAATAGATCCACTACCTTTAGATTTTAAATCAGGATCTCTTGTCTCTAAGTCAATTGCAATCTCGTCGTATTTTCTTAGATCCGGATATTCTTCCGGTTCATTCCATTCTGTCTGTGCTTCAAATAGAGGTACTTTCATTTTTGTAATACGTATTTCTTTTCTATTATTTTATTTAATCTATCTTTATTACTAAATGCATACAGAGCTGCGCTGTAGTCATGAGGAAATATTTCCCAATCAACTAATCTATTATAAATTTCTAAACGAAACTTATGTTTGCTTACTGTAATATTTTTAGTTTTTAAATTTCTATTAGGCATTACTTTTTCTTTTTCATGTCGTTTATTTTTAACATCTCTAATTGACAGTAGTGTACGATCTTTTTAAGATCTTCAATACCGCCTTTTCTCTGATAACGACAAACGTACTTCACAACGTTGCCCTGGAAAAAACTCAAGTCGTTTTTAGAAATAAACTCATAAGGTTGAATAGGAAACTTTGTATAGTGATTCCCGCCTACCTGAGTGTATTGTGGAAATGATTCTTTAAATATATCTTCTGATGTCATAATGGATATCCCTTTCGTTCTATTTTTGCTCTCATTAAATATAAGTTTCTTTTTGCTCTCGTGCAGCCTACATACCACACTCTGTGCTCTTCGTCACGCTTTATTATACTTTTAGTAATAGCTTCTCTTATCTTTTTAGCATTGTCTAATACTAAAATTACGTTCTCACATTCACCTCCTTTTGCAGCGTGAATAGTAGATACTTTGATTCGTGCATCATCACTTAATCTTTCTTTATTTGACAACATTAATCTTATATAGATTTTGTCATCAGCTGGTGCATTATCAAAACATTCAAACCATTTTAAATCTTTTTTTAGTTCTCGGTTACCCATGTATTCTTTTATATCTTCTAGTGCAGTGTCCGATACCTCTTCACCATTTAACCATTTGCTATGATTAATAATTGCTTTGTAAAGTTTTGTATTGTAACTTTTTTGATGCCTGTTTTCATAATACAAACCTTTTACTTTTAAAAGGTCACATACTTCTTTAGCTCTAGACAAAGTCCTAGTTAAAATTAACCACTTGTCCTGGTGAAGATCTACATTCTCTAAGCTATTGATTTTACTACACAATCCTTCTTCATCTCTTGGTAAATAATTTTTAGTTGCTCTAAGTCCTGCGATTCGTGCAGTAATAATTTCTGACACATCTTGTACTGCTCTTGGAATCCTTCGAGATCTTGACAATACTTTTTCTGTAGCAGGTTCTTGAATGAATCTATCTACATCTGCTCCGGCCCAGCCATAAATTGCTTGGTCATCATCACCAGCTAAATAAATATTTTTTGATTTAGATTTTAATATGTCATACAGTTTCCATTGTATCGGTGATAGATCTTGAGCTTCATCAATAAAGACTACATCAAAGTTTGGAACTTTGTTTGGTTGCTGCACGATGTCATGAATCATATCAGTAAAGTCTACTAAGTTATTTATATCTGGATGTTTGTAATGATTGTAGTTTGCTTCAATATGTTTTAACAAATCAGGTTTCACATTTGTTGAATGTTCTCCTGTGCAATACTCATCCCATACTGCAATATCCTTTTCTTTTGCTTTTAAAATAATTTGAAAGTATTCGTTATCACAAGTTAAGTAAGGTGAAGCGTCAGCATCTTTTTTAGCGTTAACTCTTATACTTAATTCTTTTCCAAGATCATTATAGTGATAATCCTGCATAACGTTTTCTTCTCTAAGTCCTAGACTATGAAAAGCTAAAGAGTGTAAAGTTTGAAAATATCTAAGTTGTTTCTTTTTATACTCAGGATTTTTCTTAAGCATTCTATCTCTTGCTTCATGAGCTGCCTTACGTGTAAATGCAAAGTAACCTATTTTATTTACTGGAGTACCTACTCTTATGTAGGCCATGGCTCTTCGAATTAATTTTTCTGTTTTCCCTGTACCTGGAGGGCCATAAATCTTTGTAACCTTTGTCATTAAAGAATATCTTTTTTACCCTTCATTGGTAAAATCTCTATTTCATTTTCCTCTTTTGTAAAATTACTCATAGGGATTTTTACACATCTTACTGGATTGTTTGATTTTTTCTGCGTAGGTTTTTTAGGATATCTTTTGCCATGTCCTAATTCTGCTTTGAAAAAATCTATTAACATTTGTCCTGTCTTATCTATTTTAACTTTCCACTCTTTATTTTTTAAAAAATTATAAAATGGATCGTATACAAAATAAGCAAAGCCATCTGTATCTATTAATGTACTACCACTTCTGAATGCAGCATCACTTACAGCTGGAACACCATAGACATAATCTTCTAAATGTTTATGTAATATTTCTTTTGGTGATGTACCTGGAGGAGCTTTTTCTATTTTCATTCCTTGCCATAGATTGTCTAAAATTGTTTGCATGTCATCGTCTTTTATTCGTGGTGGTGGAACAGGAGTATGAGCACCTATTAAACGTCTAAGTTTTTCTTGGTCCATCATATAATTAATATCTTTTGCAATTATTTGCTGCGTGGTCTCACCTTCAACCTTGTCATTATAGTGTACAGTAAATCTAAATTCTGGATCTGGTACATGATTTATTTTAATGAGTGCAGACAATGTTGGAAACCTTTTTACTTTGTCAGACGCTACACCAAATTTTCTTTTTAAACATTCTGATTTAACACACATACTATTGATAGGTTCTTCTGAACAAGTATGACCTGCAGTATCTTTTTTATAAGCTTTAATTTTTTGTTTTACTTTCTCATCACCCCATATGTTATCATAGACAATATAATTTCTAGCGCCTTCTAAAAGTTTTTCTTCCCAATTGTCAGGGTATTTCTTTTTGGCAAACACCATGTAGTTATAAATAAATCTGTCTCTGTAGTCATCTAGTTTAGATTTTGATAATCTTTGTAGACATACAGGACCATCTATAAATTCATCTGCACCACCAGTAAGTTCTAGTCTAATTAATTCATCTGCAAATTCCTCTAGCTCTTCTTTTGTTTTTGTGTTAGCCTCGACGACTTTTATAAATTGCTCAAAGGTAAACTCAGTACCATCTAAATTTACACCCACTCTTTCATTACGATTGTAATAAGGTAGATTAATAAAATTACCATTGATTGGTTTTTGATCGGAGCCTACACCAAGTTGTGTTTGCTTTGGAAATATTTCTGTTGATGCTTTTAAATCAAATGTAAATAATAATTTGTCTAAAAAGTTTCTTACAAAACTTGCTTTGACTGGTTCTTTAAAGAATACATAAATATGGAGTCCACCACTTTTAGATTTAACAGGTATTACTGGAATATTTTTCTTGTCAATAATTTCTAAATATTTTCTTAAATCAAAATTGTCATACTCATCAGAGTCAATATCAATTGCTCCAAACTTTGCGAGTCCATCATCATTACAAGGTTGAATACCTATAGATTTTTTACCTGCAAGGTGATCTAAATAATCAGACTCTAATAATTCTTTAGCTGCCCAGCCATATTTTAATTTTAGTTTACCCGTCGCTGGGTCTTTGTATGCAGAGTTTATATCTGCGTAACCATAATCTCTTTTAAGACCTGTAAATATTTCTATAAATTTATTTTCCATCTTTCCTCTTTAGTAGAGGTGGCTCCACTCTCGCTTCGCCACCCCTGTTGCAACCATTCCCGGAGGGGAATTTTTAGTAGTGAGCTGCTCCATCCGAAGACTTCGCAGTATCATCCTCGCCATGTTTAACTTGAACATCTCCTTTAGAAATGCTTTCAGCAAAACTTCTGGCTTGTTGATACGTTGCAGCATCTTCAATTGGACCTATCTTGCTCACTTCCCAACCAAACCATGTACCTTTGTCGTTAGACTGTTGCACGGTTTTTAGCTGATAAAGATGGCTAAAAGATGCTGGTGTGAACATACCGTTCTTACCCTGCATCTTAATACTTTGCATCATGCTATTCCATTTTCTACTAACCTTAAGTTGAGTAGATTTCATAGCAATCAACGCAGTGGTTGGTGAACTACTATTGACTACCACAAAATGCTGCGCAGTCTTTTCGATATAATTACCGTTTGGAAGTCTATCTTTAAAGTCTGCACCTCTAGTTGTTTTAGTCATGATGTCACTTGATGAAGGATAGATATTTACTGGCGCACCAGATCCATCTTTTCCTCTATCTTTCCACTCGACATACTCGAGTTTGTAGTAACATGGAATCACTGGGACTCCTTGCTCACCATTGAAGAGTTCACCTGTTACTGAATTATAAATCATTCCAGGTTCAGCACCTTCAACATACTTGCCGTCTCTCTTATTTACTTCTGGAGATAACTGTCCAAGTATTTTAAGAAATGGTAATGCAAGATCATCTTGTCCTACCACTCCAGTCTGCACATTTGCATCTGCTTCAAACACTACGTTTGTAGCCAATGCACCATTTTTCTTTATTGTTGGTTCTTTGTTCATGTTTCTATTTCCTTGTTATTTTGGTTCTGTTTCCTGCGAACACGTTAAATAGATCCGTGGGCATATCATCACCCTTTTCGATACGCTCACGAACCAATGCTTTAAGTGTCATGGGCTCAACCTTTAACTTCTGGGTGGGTTGATATCCATGACCTTGCGCAAGGACTGCATATTCTGCAGCCTTGTTATCTTCGTTACGACCAAAGGAAACGGTAATCTCATTTTTAATAAGATCCCCTAAGCCATTTTTACGAAGCCAGTCAAATGCTTCTTCCTGTTTTGCTTTAGGAATTGAAGCACCATAGACGGGTTTGACTTCTACGCCAGCCCCATCTGATAA